CCCCGCTAGCGCTATCCCCTGAGTCAAGCTTGATGCCAAAAGACCAGAAACTGAAAGCGTATGAACATCTGTAACGGTCCCAAGCGAGCAATTTGTGGTTCCGATCCCAACATTGCTTATTTCGATAACCGAATCGCGAAAAGTTGACGCCGGGCCATCATCTATATCCAAAAGAGAGCCGGTTGAAAACGATAACGTTACATCTTTTAAGGTAAAACGGCCACACTCCGAGCCAGTAAATAACGCGCCTGTGTTGGTGGTTGTGATCCTGGAAACTTCCTGAACCATATTAACGTGAGAATACGTGCCGCCACCGGAAATTGTATTATTTACCCCCAAAACAAAACGGTCAGAACCTATGTCGACATTGTTAGCACCGATGTAGTATTCAGTATTGTCAGCAAGTGTTCTGACGCCACCAACAGCCGCGGGGAAATCATCAGCAGAGTTAACCATAACCCTATTTAGCGGGACAACGTCGCTGCGGTCCAAGGAAACCGTGATCTGACCAGCAGTTGCGTCTGACACATCCATGTCAGAGCCGGCAACAATGCTCCGAAAAACCAGCGGCGTTGCGTTCGGATCATCAACAAGTTCGGCCCCTGTCGTGTCAAAACTGTAGCTTGATGATATTTCGACGCTGTTTTGTGCGTTGATCACTGCCGAAATACCGCTAGTGCCTACGATGCTCCTTATGCCGTTGATGGTGCCAGACACCTCAAGCACAGGCGCGCCTAACACGTCTCCAGTCTGGACAATAGATCCAGTAACACCGAGCTGAGAGATAAAATCAGAATAGGTTATCTTGGTGTTGGTGCTGCCAGAAACGAAATCCAGCGTATCAGTTGCCGCCAGCGTAGTGCCTGCGACAAAATCACTTTTTTTAGTGCCGATAGGTCGATTATTAGCCATTAGGTTTCATCCTCAACGCTGATGTATCCGCCAGTTTCGCCCAACACCGGGGTGTCTGGGTCGGTGTAGAAACGGTCCGACCGACCAAGTGAGTCAGTATTGCCAGAGCCAACCGGGAGTGTTGACGGAAAATAACCTGGGCCAATTGATTGAATTGCGATTGCCCGCATTGCTGCCAACCCGTCATTAGCTTGCTGCACTAATAGCGGGTTTATCGGCGTCCCAGGCGCTGAATATTGCGGAAACAAAGAAAGCGCCAGGTTTTTTACCACCCCGTCGAGCGCCCCATCGTCAACCGTGATCGGATCGCCCAAATCAGTCACCGCCGTATAGCCTAGCGCGATTCCTTGCGCCGACAGCTTGGCCATTAGGCGATTGAGATAAGTAATAGCGTCCTGCGCCTCATCTGCCTGTATCGGGGCTTCCACCCCTTGGACAAGAATCTCTTGCAGCGCGCTTTTAATGATGCTTTCCGCCGTCTCAGCCATTATTCAGCCTTTTCAGTTGGTTTTTTAGGCGGGGCTTTTGCTGGCGTCTTTCGTTTGCGCTTCCAACCTAACGACTCGGCCCGAGCAATAGACGCCTGGGTATCGTTCGTTTCTATCTCTAAGCCGCTTTGCTTTATCCATATAATCATGTATCTACCCCAAAAAGTAGCCCCGGCAACCAGCACCGGGGCTTTTAGCTATGTACTAGACGACCCCGAATCCCTGCCCGGCGAAAAATGGGTTAAGAACCGCGTATGCAGGCAATAAGTCAAACCGCACTTTTTGCTTGTTCGCGTCACCATCCGCATAACGAGTAACACGGATTTGCATCCCGTCTTCAGTCGTTGCGATAGTGTCGGTTGCATACAGCTTACGCAGCGGCACGGACCCAAGACCAAAAGCCTGTTTATGGTAGAACAGGTTAGGTTGATAAACGGTGCTCGCAGTTCCCAAAATGGTCACCACGTCGCCAGACGTCAGCGCAGAGTCAACCGTGTTGTACTGGCCGTTTGTCTCATTGATAGCGGGGCCGGCAACAACAATCGTTCCAGCGCCACCAGACAGAGTGACATCGGCGGTTACAACCCCGGACCACAGCACCTCAGCACCCGCCGCATTGGTGAATGACGAACGAGTTGAAAGGCTGAGCCGGTTTCGACCAGTTACCGTGATAATTTCCCCGGCTTTTATCGTATCGGTGCCAATAGCAAAACCAGTTACTGCGAGGCTTTGCGTCATCGTGTCCTTGTGCGTGACATACGTACCGTCAGGCGTAGCAGACAGTGTGCCAGACCGGTCGGTCAGCGTACCGGACGTATACGAGCTGAGCGCGTTCGATGTCATAACGTTAAGGTTACCAAACTGCTTGGTAATCATTGCGTTCTGCCACGCCGTATTAACCAGTGAGTCAGAGCCGGATGAAAGGCCGCGCTGAACATCAGCGAGCGAAGTAGCAACAAACGGGTTCATAACATAAAACCGATTGCCGTCATTCGGGACACCAATGGAGTCCATCAAAGCACCTGCCCCCGCAACGTCCGACCACGCATCAACCACTGTATCAGGGTCGCCGTAGTGAAGGTTGCAGTTTTTGAACATGAACGCGCCTAAATCCAACTCAAGATCGGTGATCATCCGAGAAGCAGCCGGGGCCAATATCTCAGAAAGTTGATCCAGTTTTAGCGCCTCGTCGACCTCATCCCAGTCAACATGAACGGTAAAATAGTTTTGCACCGTGCCTGTCGCCTTACCTGACACAATATCTGACTTATCAACGGACGAAATGTCACCAGTCGCCGTTCGATCGGTTTTGTAGTCATGTGGCCGCTTAAAGTCAACCTGCGTGCCAGATGCCGGAGAAAACCGGCCTGACAGCAGTTGAGTGTTAACGGTTTTCGTTAGAACCCGAGAAGCCTCAAACTCCTCTAAAAAGACCTTTGCTAAAGGCCGTGTGAAATTACTACCTAAGTTGTTGCTTGAAGTTGCCATTATTTAAACCCTATTCAAATGTTGCCCCTGGAGGCCCGGCGGTATCATGTTTCGCCGTTTTGCCATTTAGCGCCGTTGGCGGCACTGGGGCACTGGTTGTCTGTTTTGGTGCGCTAGCTTTTGCTTTAATCTCTGCAAGCCTCATTCCTGCTTCGACTGGTCTGGCACTGATTAATTCGCCTAATTCCAACGGGTTAGCCGCTAGGTATTTCACCATTAACGGTCCGTGAGAATCTTCTAGCAACGCCACTGCAATATCGGGGGTTATCCCGTACTCAATGACGGCGCTTTGTGCCTCGTCCAGCTCTTTTGCGTCTACTGATAATGCCTCTGCATTTTCAATAAACTTTGCTTCCCGCTTCTGGCTTTGTTCGCGCTGCCTGGTTTCGGCTTCACGTTGAGCAAGCGCCTCGGCGTCGGCTTGCTGCTGCTTTATAGCGTCCTGCGCAGCTTTGCGCTGTATTGCTTCGTCCCGCTCACGCAACTTTTCCTCAAAGTTCTCATCCCAAGACTCAGGCAAGGGTGGAATTTTAACCTCAGATGCGGGCTTAACCTTGCTTTGAAGCTCATCAAGCTGCTTTTGTAATGCGTCAGCACGGCGTTGTTCTTCGCGGTACTTTCGATGCTGCTTGTTGACTTCTCGTTGGTGCTTTGCCTGGATGTCTTCTGCTTTCGGCGTATCATCTACCGGGGTAGATTTTTCAAGCGCCTCAGCGGTCGACAATTCATCAATATTTACTTCGCTTGCTTCTGCTTCGGGTGCCAATTCCGTTGATACTTCTTGCGGCTCTGCTTCGTTCATCGCTTATTTCCTTAGTTTGCTGGGGTCGGCCCAGTTCCGATAGTATCTTGGTAATCCAAGACAATTTCTACTTGCTCGTTGTACGCCTCAGCGGTTGCCGGGGCGACGATTGCTTCAACCCCCATCGCCTCCCGCAAAGTCTTCAGGGTCTCCGCTTGCACTCTTAGGTTTTCAACTATCGACGCCTGCCCTTTGATGGACGCTTCTATCATCGCCTGCTGCTGCTCTTGGGCCTGAGCCTGTTGCGCCATAAACAGTTTGAGTTCTTTCAGAGCAAGTTCACTGGCGTCGTTCTGCGCCTTAAACATGGTATCTTGTTCTTTTAGCAGCAACTCACGATCTTTTTGACTTGCCTTAATATTTCTCTCGTTCGACTTGCTGATAATGTCGGCAGTTTCCGCCTCAACACGGCTCACCTCGGCGGTCGCTATCAACTGATCTGGCGTAGGTTGTTGCGGCTGCTGCTGCGCGGCGAAAAGCATTTGTTTCTCTTCGTCGGTTAATTGGTCTTCGGGGATTACGCCAGACGCCACTAATCGCTGCCTAACCCTGTCCGCAGCCAAATCAACCCCAGGCGAGGGGATGTTCCTTAATTGGATGTCGGCGGTTAGCTCCGCCAGACCAGGGATCGCAGCGGATAGCTCCTGCAGCGCTTTGACGGTCTCTTGTTGGCGATTTTGGAATGCCGGGCCAACATCGCACGTAACGTCATATTTACCAACCCGCAAATCATTTGACGTGCGAAACTGGCCCGTTTCCGCATCCCACACCTGTTCATTAACCGTTGTTAATTGCCCAACCCCATCCTCTGCAACAATCCTAACCTCGCGCTGCGTGTCATAAACACCAGGGATCGCCCCAACTAAAACACGAGCCGTCGCGCAAATTGCAATCTCCATCGCCGTGTAGTATTTGATTGATGCCGTGTCGGCCTTATTATCAATCCGCTGTATTGCAACCCCTGACAACGGGCCGTCGGTGTCTGTGTCTAGAATTTTCCCGGTTCGGCCCGCGCCGGTAACAATGTCGCGCAAACTGTTTTCGCTGGCAGTCACCAGCCCCGGATTTACCTGTGCGCCGCCCTGCCAGCGCGGAGGGCCCGGGTTTTCTGGATCGTGGGTAAAAAATTGAACAGGGTCAGAGTTCGTGTTTAGCGTCTGCATTGTGCGCCGGTCATCGGCGTTCT